AAAGGATAAACAAGTCCTTAAAGTACCATCTTGGTATATGAAAGATTATAACGAGAAGAAAGAATGTGGTACTAAAACGTTCGGCAAAGGCAAAGATAAAGTTTGTATCTTTGGTGTCGGTACAAGTGTTTCACCAGATTTAGAACTTGCAATTGAGAAAGGTATGATGATTGCAAAGGCTGAACTTGCTGATAAAGTAAAAGGTGAGATGAATAAGAAAGCAAAAATATTTACTACTGAATTAGGTAAGAATACTAATAAGACCGTAGTTACAGATGTTGAAACTACATTGGTAAATATAATCAAAAATACACCAGTTAGAGGTTATGAAGTATTTGCTCAGGAAGTAACACTTACGAAGAACGGTTACTATCGTGCTTGGATTGGGTTAAGATTACCTATGGGTGAGTACAATAAGATGTATAACTACTCTATTGAAACCGTAGTTGACGCTTTCAAACTAAAAGAAATGGCTGAAAAGGCCTATGATGAAGTAGAGGTTATTGCAAGTGAGCAGTAAAATAGTAATATACTCAAAGCCTAATTGTGTTTATTGCGAGAAATCAAAACATCTTGTAAAGACATTAGGCTTTAAGTACGAAGAAAAGATGTTTGGTAAAGACTTTAAAACACCAGATGAGTTATTTGAGGCCGTAGGCAAACAAGTAAGAACTATGCCACAAATTATTATAGATGATAAACACATCGGTGGGTACAATGAGTTAGTTGAATACTTTACTGATAAAGGTCTATGTAACTTCAAAGGCGAGATTATAAAGTAATGCATAAGTTAAACGCTATAATATTGATGGTGTTAGTTACCATTGCTATATGTAATAGTATTGCAATTAAGAAGTTAAATGATGAAGTATTTTGGCCTGATGGTATAATGAAACCATTAAACAGATGATGACAGATAAAAAAGATATACCTGACAATATAATATTGTTTCCTAAAATACCTAAAAGGCAAATGTCAAATAAGGCACAAGAACTAGACGCCAAAAGACAGGAGATGATAAGACTTGAACACAATAAGATATTTGTACAGGCCGTGAGTGAAGACTTAACTGAAACAATGTTAATGAGATTAAAAGACGAAGGTGTTAATTTAGTTGATCCAAACTTTCTAAAAGATTACAAGTTGTTGAGTGAGTCATTAAAGTCGCTTATATTAAGACATATACATATGAAACACCCTCTACAAGAGCGTGTAGATAGATCAATAACAACAAAAGGTGAAGGCAAGAATTTATATGCTATTACAATTGATTATAAAAAGTTTTAAAGAATTCCATAAAGCACTTTGGAATACTACAGATACAAAAACGTGCCTTGTATTTGATAGTTTAACTAAGGCACATTATATAATAAGGAGTGAATAAATGTTTAAATCATTATTTACAAACGACTCATTAAGAGTTGTATCAAAATCTAAAAAAACTGAAACAAGAGGCAGAAAAACTATGTCTAAAAGACAAAAAGTTTTAAACCTTTTAGGAAAAGGTGCTCCAGTAGCATGGAAAACTTTAAGAAACAGATTTGATTTAGGTTCGCCAAGAGCTTTAGTTGATACTTTAAGATCAGAAGGAAATATGATCTATATTAACAAAACAGCAAAAGGAACATCTTACAGAATGGGTGTACCAACAAAAGCGATTATCGCTGCTGGTATTAAAAAATTATATGGTACTCCGTACGCATATAAAAATGCCTAATACTCAACGAGTATAAATAGATGTATAGGGGTAGGGAGACTTACCCCTTTACATAACAACATGAGGAGGGCATTATGCCAACAACAACAGCAAACTTAAATATGACAATGGGAACAGATTCATCAAGTGCTCCATTGTTACACGAAATTCTAACCCAAGTAAATAACGCAAAAGACAAACCAGCAAAAATAGCAGTATTGAAGAAGAACGACTCTGTACCTTTAAGACAAGTTATAAAAGGTGCATTTGATCCTAATATTAAATGGGCATTACCTGAAGGCACACCACCATACAAAGAGAATGACGCCCCAGCAGGTACTGAACATACTACTCTATTTACAGAAGCACGTAGATTATGGCACTTTGTAGAAGGCGCTGATCAAAAACTATCTAAAACTAAAAAAGAAATGATGTTTATTCAGTTGCTAGAAGGTCTACATAAAGATGACGCTGCCTTGATGATTGCAGTAAAAGACAAAGCACTTAATAAAAAGTACAAAGGTCTTACAGACGCTGTGGTAAAAGAGGCTTTTGGGTGGAATTCAGATTACAAAACGTCCTAAATATAAATATTATAGAGTGATTCTATAATATTCAACTATAGGGTGCATGACAGAATGTCACACCCTATATTCCTATTGATTTATCTACATTATTTGTCCATTTTTTGCTTGATTACTCCGTTGTTTTCTGATATATTATTAGTATGAAAACAACAAATAAGGAGAATATATAATGTCAAAAACAAAACAATGGATTGAAGAATCTACTGAAACTAAAGTTGATAACATCATTGCTAAATTAACTTGTGGTGAGATTACTAGATCAGACGCTAGAAATCAAATTATGAAAGTTGATAATATTGCAATGTTAGGTATTGACGAGAATACGGTTGATGAAGTAATTTACGAGGCACATGCCAATGCGTAAATCTTTCTTAATATTATTTTTATTATTTGTCTATACTTGGTCTTGGTCTATTTTTAATATTGCCAAGGCAGATGATTATAACAAGGCTGTAATTGGTCATGTTATTTCAGAAACAATTAAAGACACAGAAATTGATACATCATATATTATGGAACAAGAGATAGAAAAACTTGCCCATAAATTTATGATTGATTCAGTTACTATATTACAGGCATACCTGCCTCAAATATTAGAGGGTATTGCTGCTGATTTAAGATTACAACTTGACGAGAAATATAAGGAACAAATTTTAAATGGCGAAAATAACAACTAGAAAAATGAAAGCAATGAAGTTGAAAAAGGCTCTTAAAAAAGAGTTTTCTTCTAAGCGTCAATATAAGACTACCTATAAAGATATTAAAAAGTATTTCAGAATACTAAACAACGTTATTTTTGAAAACAAGTTATCGCCGTTCGGTCAAATTCAAATAAAAAATTTAGATAGAGAAAAATGTATTGGGCAAGTAATAACCTTTGAATGGAAAAGAAAAGGTACGAGATTATACAAACTGGAAATGATGCCCAAGTATCCAGATAAAAGAGATTTTATGGACACTTTAGTCCATGAAATGGTACACTTGTACCAAATGCAGAACCTAGGTGATACAGGAAACCATAATGACGTGTTTTGGTCATTTAGTCCCAAAGTGAATTACGTAGGATTAAAATTATAAAAAGAAAGTATATTATGAAAGACGGTGAGAAGAACCATATAGACGAGTGGTTACAAAAGCAGATAAAGAAAGGTATCAGTACTATTGAGTCTGTTTTACAAAACGAGAAAGGTGAATGGGAGTTATATTACACAGGCCATTTACATAAAGACATCTTAACAAATTTTCCAGGTAGAACTAGTAAAAAGATATTTAAAGGTTATAGACAATTTTTAGATAACGACAATTTAGTTTTTACACAGAAAAAATTTGATGAACACGGTTATGAATATTTTGTAAAGAGAGGGATATAATGAAACTACTGAAAAAACAAAAAGAAATACTACAAGAAGTTGTTAAAGGTAAAGGTTACTTTAAGACACCTACCGTACCTAAAGACCATAGTGAAAAAATATTAGATGATTTAGTTAATCTGTATTTAAAAGACCTAATTGTATTTAATAGAGAATATGATGTACCATCATTTGGCCCAAGTAGCGAACACAAGGTTAGATATAAATGGTATGCTGTAACGATTAATAAAAAGAAAACTATCAAAGATATACGAAAGGTAATAAAAGATGGCAAAATTTAAATGGCATAGACTATTAGAAAAGGCTTGGTTATATACAAAGATATTTTTTGCAGTATTAACTTTATGTGTAATATCTTATGCATATGGTACATACAATCCCAATAAATCAGCAAAGGCAGTAGTCAACGAAGAGCTTGATTTATTCTATATGAAAAAAATAGAAGAAATGGGACTACAAGAACCTGAATTTACTTACAATAATGATATTCAATTTATACGTGCTATGCATAAATGTATAAATTATATAAACTTTTCATTACCAAAAGATAAAAGAGTACCATACGAAATGATTATAGGTCAGGCTGCGTTAGAGTCTGGTTGGGGTAATAGTAGATTTGCTGTAAAGGCAAATAATCTATTTGGTATAAGAACATGGACAGAATCAACACCACACTTATTGCCACAAGGTATTGAGAAGTGGCCTGGTTGGGGTGTAAGAGCATTTGCTAGTAAATGTGATAGTGTTAAAGAGTATGTAAGATTATTAAACGAACACCATGCTTACAAAGATTTTAGAGAATTGAGAGCAATGATGTTGAGTAAAAATCAACAACTTGATTCTTTTCAACTTATTAAAACTTTAGATAAGTTTTCTACTACAAAAGATTATGACAAAAGAGTTATAAGAATGATAAAGAAAATAAGAAAACTAGAGGAGAAAAAATAATGTTTGATTTACAACACGGTTTATTAATGTTTTTTATAGGTTGTTCTATAACAATCATAGGGTTTTTTATTGCGTATCTAATTGCTTTTAAAAACTATGAAAATGCAATACATAAATCAAAAAGAAAACCTGGTCCACTAGATGATTTAATGAAAAATATGCCAGGTTCAAAACAAGGTGATGATTGCCAATGAGTTATGCTAATTCAGAAAATCACAAAAGAAATGTAAGAGTTTTAGCAGAGGGTGCTCAAGGCAAAAAGATGACACGTAAAGTTGATCTATGGGAGTACGAGTCATTAGCAGATTGTATTAGATCAGATCAGGTACCTGCCGAAGAAATTGCAGAAATCTTTACAGACGAAGCATACTACAAGTGGTACAAAAAGAGATATTTCAAACATAAATAGTACATGTTCTTAACATTGGTAACATTTATAAGTGCTATCAGCATATCACTAATTGCTGCTGGGTATTCTATACTTGGTTTAGCAACACTATTTGCTGGTGCATATGTACCTATTATTGCAATGGGTTCAGCATTAGAAGTAGGTAAGTTAGTTGCAGCTTCATGGTTGTATCATAACTGGCGCAGAAACATTCCTAAATCATTAAAGGCATATTTATTTACATCAATCATAGTTTTAATATTCATAACGTCTGTGGGTATCTTTGGTTTCTTATCAAAGGCTCATTTAGATCAGGTCAAACCTACAGCAGGTAATACAGAGCAAATAGCATTAATAGATAAGAAGATTAAACAGGAAGAGAAGATTATAGAACGAGCAGAAAAAACACTTGCTCAATTAGATAAAGCGCTTGATGTTTATATTGACAAAGAATATGTTAGTAGGGGACTAAAAGAGCGTAACAAACAAAAAGAAGAACGAGACCTGTTGAACAAATCAATAGACGAATCAATGGCCAAAATAGCAGATTTGAACAATTCTAAATCGTCAATAAATATAGAACAATTAAAATTAGAAGCAGATGTGGGTCCATTGAAGTATGTTGCCGAGTTGATTTATGGTGATAATGCAAAAGATCATTTTGATAGTGCCGTTCGTATTATTATATTAATACTCATATTTGTATTTGACCCACTTGCAGTATTACTATTAATTGCTGCCAATATATCACTAAATCAATGGCGTGATAAAAGAGATGAAAATAAATCAGATACTATGGAGAGAGCATTAAAGAGAATAGAAGTATTAGAAGGTCGTAATAAACGACTCAAAATATACAAAGATTTAACAAAAGAGTTTGGTGACAATCCAGATGAAATTAAACTAAAATTAAGTCAAATATATGACTGGAATAACGATAAAAATTAGTGCTTGACTTTATAGTCAAAATGATATATAATGATATTATGAATAAAGAACAAAAAATCAAAAAACTAGAAAACTTAGCAAAAGCATGTGCTGAAGCTGATGATGATAATGTTAAAAAAATGTGGTTTGATAAACTAATTGATCTTGCTAAAAAATATGATATGAGAGATTTTGTAATGAATAAGTTGGTACACTAATGAATAAGTGGGAAAAAAGAGAAGAAGAAGATAGATATATTATGGAGCGTATGCACCCAGCAGTTATGATACCAGGATTTTTTATAGGTTTCATGGTGATTGCAGGTTGTTTGTTCAAAGGATTTATGGGTTGGTAGTATGAATATATTTTACGTTGACAAAGACCCGAAGACAGCGGCTAAGATGATGTGTGATAAACATATTATCAAAATGATATTAGAGTCTGCTCAAATGTTATGTACTGCTAAAAGAGTATTAGATGGTACAGAATATTTTGATCTTACAAAGAATGGTCGTAAGATTAAAAGATGGCGATTAGATAATTCTAATGAAGAAGCAATTGTATATAAAGCAGGTTGGCTAGGTCACCCTAGTACTCAATGGGTTATAAAATCAGCATACAACTATATGTGGTTGTTCAATCACTTCATAGCACTTAACGAAGAATACAAATTAAGATGGCAAAAAGATACGGACCATGTATCGGTAACTAAACTTGCCGAACTATTAAAACACCCACCTAAAAATGCACCACTTAATATTATGGCAACAGACGCTACACCAGCAATGCCAGATCATTGTAAGATACCAGGTGATGTTGTTGGCTCATACAGAAAGTATTACATACTAGAGAAAAGAAGATTTGCCAAGTGGGAAAAACATGGTGCAGTTATGCCTGATTGGTATGCTCAAGGAATTGCAGATGATAAAACAACGAATACAGAGCAAAGGTGATGACCTTAAAATGTTGCAAGGCCATGATAGACTTGCATATTTAATTGACATTGCAAAAGATGTACCACAATTACCAGATGAAGTAAAAATAGATCAAAATAAAATACGAGGTTGTGCTAGTAATTTATGGTTGATTGGTGGTGCAAAAGAAGATAATACAATGATATATAAAATAGACGCTGACGCATTTATAACGAAAGGTACAGCAAAGTTAGTAACCGACTTATGCAATGGTTGTCCTAAAGACGAAGTTGCTAGTTTAACTATAGAAGACTTTTTACCTTTAGGCGTTAGAGAACTTTTAACAATGCAAAGACAGAATGGTCTAGGCAGTTTAATACAGAGGATAGTAGAGATAGCAAATACTAAATAGAACTATGGATAATGTAAGAGATTTTATACAAACAAATATGAACTTCTTAAATGATATTCAGGCGTATCATTGGCAAACAAAGTCATATTCTGAACATGAAAGTTTAGGCGAGTTTTATACAAAATTTAATACGCTAAACGATCGGTTCGTTGAAACATGGCAAGGCATGACGCAAGAAAGAATAAACTTTAGTGCTGAATTAAGACCAGGCATTATGAACTATGCCGACAATGCTCAAGTTTGCTCAGAGGTTTGCAAAACTTCAGATAGGTTAAACGAGATTTACAAAGAGGTTGAAGGCCATCAATTACACAGCATACTAGAAGATATGCTTGAGGCTACAAGTCAATTATGTTATCACCTCACTCTCAAATAAATGCCAATTTACACATTTTATAACAAGCGTAAGAAAAAAGAATTTACTGAAATGATGACTATTTCAGAAATGGAATCATACCTTAAAAAAAATAAACATATCACACAAAGAATATTAGGTGTTAATATTGTTGCTGGTGTGTCTGGTATGAGTTATAAAAGCGATCAAGGATGGAAAGAAACATTATCAAAAGTTGCAGAAGCACACCCACAAAGTGCTCTTGCAAGTGAAGTAGGTAAGAAAAGTATTAAACAGATTAAGACGGAACAAGTAGTTAAAAAACACCGTGCTAGACAAAATGCAAAAAATAAATAATATAGACATAGAACAAAGCGAGTAACTGAACAACAACGGTCGTATACCAGAGTCTAATAAGTCAATCCGCTTATTGTTCAAATCATTAATAGGCAGAGTTTTCTGCTTGAAGATTCTGCCTATATTATGTGCAGGACTACTATTATCAAATTGTGCCATGAAGGAATATCATTTAGACCCATGGACAACAGTAGTCAATCAATTAGTAACTAAACCAATAATCACAGCAAAGAAAAATAAAGGAGAATAACTATGGCAGATATACCTGATTTTATGAGAGATTTTGATACAGATATTGACTATGGCTTTACTCCTGTGTCTAAAAAACCAACCGAAGAAACAACAAGTCAGCCAAGTGCTGACCCACTAGAATTAGCAAAAATTAAATCAGACGTATCTGATATAAAATCTGCTATGAATGAGGTTATGCAGATCGTAGCAGAAAAGGAAACTGTAAATAAAGAGATCGCAGACGCAGATGTACAAAAGAGATTTAAAGAGATTGAAAAGATTGTATTGCCTTTTTTATACAACTTGTCAAAGTCTAATGAACCTTATATACATTGGCCAAATAGAGGACCAATTATCAAGGCTCAGATGGACAAAGTGTTAAAACTAACCAGGGGGTAAAAATGTTAGAAGTGAAAGCTCATCATAAAGAACTTAAAAGAGCAGTAAATGACGCCGAACAATTAAGAAGAAATGATAGAACTTATAAAAGTTGGTATGATTTGAAGACCCTAAAGAAAATTAAACTAAAAGCAAAGGAAAAACTAAATGCAACTAAGCAAAAACTTTTCGCTTAAAGAACTTACTGCTTCACAAACAGCAGATAGACATGGTATTAGTAATAATCCAAGCGAAGATCATATGGATAATTTAAAAAAACTATGTGATAACGTACTACAAAAAGTTAGAGATCATTATGGCAAAGTAGTATCAGTATCTTCAGGATATAGAAGTCCTGAACTATGTTTAAAAATAGGTTCAAGTGCGAAATCACAGCACGCAAAAGGCCAAGCCGCGGATTTTGAAATCTTTGGCGTGCCGAATGCTGAACTAGCAAAATACATCATTGAGTCACTAGATTTTGATCAGCTTATATTAGAGTTTCATAATCCAGAGGAACCTAATAGTGGTTGGATTCATTGCTCATATAAGAATGCTGAAGAAAATAGAAAACAAGTATTAAGAGCATATAGAAATGATGATGGTAAGACGGTGTATGAACCGTATGACCCTAGTTGAGCTGTTGAACGTCTTAATGATGACAAAAAAATAGAACAAGACAAGATTATACAAATGTATATGGAGAAAGGCACATAGGTGCTTGACCAATCTTGTAAAGCGTGATATAATGATTATATAATAATTAAGGAAGGTATATTATGGCGTTTAATTATGTAAAACTGAATGAAGAAAAACTACCTAAAAGTTTAGGTGTAAAAGGCAAGAACAAAAATGGTATAAGATATTATACTATTGATGGCGTTAATATGCCTTCCGTTACTTCCATTCTAGGTGCGATTCCCGAAAGAAAAGTTAAAATAGAAGGTTGGCGTAATGCAGTTGGTGAGAAGATGGCCAATTACATATCTGCCTCTGCTGTCAATAGAGGTAAGGCAACTCACACACTAATAGAAAATCATATCAGAAACCAAGATGAGAAGTCTATGGGTATCACAGCTGTGACACCACTAGGTCTGTTTAGAATTATAAAACCTTATCTTGCTAGACTTGATAATATACATTGTGTAGAAGAATATCTATATTCAAAAGAGATAGGTGTTGCAGGTCAAGTAGATTGTATTGCAGAATATAAAGGTAAACTATCTGTAGTTGATTTTAAGACCTCTACAAAACAAAGAGATGAAGACTATAACTATGGTAACTTCTTACAATGTTCAGCATATGCTAAAATGTTTGAAGAAATCTATCCTGACAAAAAGATAGAGCAAACTGTTATTTTGGCTGCATGTGAAGACGGGTTTGTACAAGAATGGATACATGGTCCAGAGAGCATTGCAAAACACCAAGAGCTGTTTTATAAGCACACTAAAGACTTTTTTGAAAGAAATAGTATAAATAGTTAGCAAAGAAAACTAACTATGAAAAAAATATTACTATCTATACTCGGTTTATTATTGTTATCAAGTGTAACAATTGCAAAAGCAGATTGGGAAGGTATGTCACAATATCCTTGGCAACCAATGACAGTACCAATGTGGTGCGGTCCTATTGATGAAGTCAATATGGTATTAGAAAGAGAAGGATACGTTGCAGTAGAAGTAGCATTTGGTAGAGGCGGTGCTTCACCAGAAGGTGAATTAGCATATGCAGTTACAACTTATGCTTCCGAAGATACACCAGGACATATCGTAAGAACAATAGAAACACCAGATCAAATTGATAAATGTATAATGAATATGTTATTTGATTATAAAAGGTTAGAAATTAAACCAAGTACAAATTTATAAGAATTAATTGTTGATTAGAAGACAATAACTAGTGAGGACCTGGGTGCAATACCCAGCCACTCCACCATTTAAACAATGAAATTTAAGGGGTGGAACTAGGATCGACTCGTAGGTAAAACTTTTAGGAGATTAATCGCTGATACCGTACTATTAATAAATGCTAATAACTTAGCGATGGCAGCTTAATACTGCTAAAGGGTTTGCCTGTACCTAGTAACAGAAACAGGCTTGACAAATAAGTATATTGTGATATAATATTATTATAAAGTGAGGTAAATTATGGCAGATAATTACGATAGAGATTCGCATGAGCATGATATGACTTATGAGAATGAGCAATCAACGGTAACAATACCGTTAAAGGAATATGATAAACTAAAAGCAGAACAATCTTATATTACAGACCCAAGTTTAATCAGTATCATAGATAAAATAGAAGAACTAACAAGAGCATTAAGAAAACATATAGTAAGAAAATTCTAATGTTAATGAATAGTAAAAAGTTTGGTCTTATTATTGAAGGCATTGTAAAAGAAAAACGTATCGGTTACATGGACGCAGTATTAAATTATTGTGAAGACAATGACATAGATACAGCAACAATAGGCCCTTTGATAAACAAATCACTAAAAGAAAAGATAAAAATTGAGGCAGAGAACTTGAACTTGGTTGAGAAATCAAGCACAGCGATCTTACCTATATGAATAGTTATGAAGCATATACATTATATTTGGCTATTAAATTACACTTCACTTCCGATAGTTATGATTTTTACAGGCACAATGCCAAAGTTAATTCATCATTTAACACATTTTTAAAACGTAATGATAGGTTTTTCTTTCATAAACTTACTACTAAATATACGAGGGAAGAGATGTTAGAATATTTTGTAAGTAATTTCTTTCATAATAGTAAAACATGGATAGGCAATTTAGTTAGAGCAGATGGCGAAACTACATACAATAAATGGCGAAAGTATAATCAATCATTTACGTACAATTTTAGAAACGATTGCGTATTGCTTCGTAATGTCATTGATGGTGATAATGTTCGGTTTGATGATGTTTTCAGCGTTAATAATGGGCAGCATCCAAGATTGTTACGATTATTGTTGTCGGAACAAATTTCAATTCAAAGTGTTATCATACTTGACAAAGTGTTGGGTTTTGTTAAACGTTGGGATAAAGAAATTAAAGAAACTATTATCTGGCCTGAAAAATCATTTAAGTTAAAGAAACTCAATCCGTTTATCAAATTCAATATAACAAAATGTAAGTTTATAATGAAAGAGGTATTTGTATGAGCGAGGAACAAAAACTAACCGAAGAGCAAGTTAGAGAAGAATATAGACAGCACCGTAAAGATAAGACATTTGCTCAATGTTGGCCTGCTAACAATGATAGTTTTTATGAGTGGTGTTCAGGTTACCTAGACTATAAACACATAACAAAAAAGAATAGAAAGAAAAGATGATAGAAGAATTATTGAAAGACATAACAGAATTAAGAAATGAGATGGTACAAAAGAACTGGCCTGCTCAAAGATTAAGCAATATCATTTTAAAATATGAAATGAAGTTACAAGAAAACAAACACATATATACAACAAAGGAACTTGTTGAAGCAACAAATAAGATATTAGATGAGTGATATATTTGAAAGTGTAATAGATGTAGGTAGTGGTTTTATATTGGCCATACTAATACAGATGTTTGTATTTCCTTTGTTTGATTTACACCCTACAATTTTTGAGAATTTTCAAATCGCATTAATATTTACTGTGGTGTCAATGACAAGATCAGCATTATGGCGTAGATATTTTAGAAAGAAAAGAAAATGACAATTGAACCAATTAAAGAAAAGCTAGATGATAAGATTGCTAAACTAAACAGTAGCAGAGTCATTAAGAAGATTACACCTAGAGGTGACTTATCATGGTATATCAAATGGGTGTCATCTATGTTTATAATATTTGCTATGGCTACGGCAAGTGCAGATATGTATCCATATAATTTATTTTTACAATTTATTGGCCTTGTTGGTTGGCTTGTAGTTGGTATGTTATGGCACGATAGAGCGTTAATATTTTTAAATGCTTTTGGTATAGCAATAATCTTAACAGGAATAATGAATTACTTTATATGAGTTACTTATTAACAAGAATAGCATTATATGGTGACGTTTTGCCTTTGAAATTTAAATTAGATTATAAAAAATTTGAGAAAGGTTTAAAATTATTTGATGATAAATGGGTACAATATAATCCTAGAAAAAACATTCCTAGGTATGGTTTAAGTATTACTAGTTTAGATGGTGGGTTTTCTGGTAGACCAGATTTAGATTCATTAAAGGAATATAATATAGAACATAATTTAAACCTTGATGAACCAGATTTTAAAACTCTAACACCCATGTGGCCTTACGTTGAATCAGCATTATCAAAATTCAAAAATCATTTAGGAAGAACTCATATTATTAAGAAGTCAGCTGGTGGGCAATTCCCATCTCATAGAGACCATTATGAAAGAGAAAATAAATCGTTTAGGTTATTTTTACCAATCTATAATTGTAATCCACCATTTAATTATTTTATTTTAGATGATAAAATTTTGAATTTTGATCACGGAAGAATGTATTTTTTAAATACTTGTAAAGAACATATAGTATTTACAAGTGGTCGTGGTGGTAAATCTACCTTTGGTGGGAATTATCAATCAATGTATATAGTAGCAAATATCAACCTGTCGGAAGAAACTACAGACTTGGTATTACATAATATGATGAGTAGTTAGATGTTATGGTTAAATATTTTGATGAAGAATGGCCTAAAGAAGAGGAGATGTTAAGAATAGGTTTAGAGATGTCAAGGAAGAATAAGGCAGATAGATTTCCTACTGCTGATGAAAGATGGCCTAGACAAGGTATAGTTATGAAGAATAGAGTTTTTATTATAGGTAATGGTGAAAGTCGTAAAGATTTTGACTTGACAAAGTTAAGAGAACATGGTAAGATATATGCCTGTAATGCTTACTATAGAGATAACCCATTGCCAGATGTATTGATCGCAGTTGATAGCACAATGACACACGAAATATATCACAAGGGTATTGCTCATAAGATACCTTGTTACTTTAGAGAATGGACTAAATGTCCTAACTTTATGTATCAGACTATGAAGGCTGGGTTTCTATCTACACAAGGTAAACAAAAAGAGGATAAGTTTATAACAAATGGCGATAGTGCATTGCCGATTGGCGATTACTTTGTTATGAATGCTCATACAATCAAAGGTGAGGCAACAATAAGAAAAGAAGACGGCACGAAGTATAAGAAAGATGTTGATAACACCCATATCTATTGTTCATGGATAACAGACGGCGATAAAACACAAGAATGGGAAGACCCAGGATATCATGCTGGTGCTACAGCAGGCCATGTTGCATGTAAGTATGATAAACCTACCGAAGTCTATATGATAGGTATGGATTTAAGGTCAGATACAAAATACTATAATAACATTTACAAGGGTACTAAAAACTACTCATCAGCACACTTTGAACCCACACCTACAGGTATATGGGAAGCAGAGTGGTTACGAGTATTTAAAGACAACCCTAACGTGTCGTTTTATAAAGTCAATAAGTCAGATGACGATAAACCCACTAATAAAGAACTATTGGGAAATGAGAAGAATTTAACATATATCACACAGGCACAGCTGCTTGAC